AGGTCGTCTCGGCGTCGAGCGGCCAACCCTCTGCGGCGCCGTTCTCCGTCGTCAACCCGATGGGGGCGTGACGTGGCCGGAACTGCGGTCCCCCAAATTTGGTTCGGCCCGCACGGGCGGATCGTCCCCTCGACCTCGGCGATCCTCGCCGGCGTTCAGGCCGACTTAAATTCTGCATTCGGTGGGAACCTCAACTTCGCGCCGAGCACGCCGCAGGGGCAGCTCGCCACCAGTCTCGCCGCGATCATCGCGAACACCGACCAGACCTTCCTGTTCTACACGCAGATGGTCGACCCGGCCTACTCGTTCGGCCGGATGCAGGACGCCATCGCGCGGTTCTACTTCCTCGAGAGGGACGGCGCGGAGCCGACGACGCTCCAGGTTTCGTGCTCCGGCCTGACCGGGGCCGTGATCCCGGTCGGCGCCTTGATCAGCGACGCTTCCGGCAACCTGTACGCCGCGCTGGGCACCGGGGTGATCCTGGCCAGCGGCAGCGTGACCGTCGAGTTCGCCTGCACCGTTCCCGGCCCTGTCGCGGTCCCGACCTCCGTCTCGATCTACCAAGCGCAGCCGGGATGGGACTCCGCGGCGCTGCTCTCCGGCATCCAGGGCGTCGCCACGGAATCGAGGCAGGCCTTCGAGCAGAGGAGGGAGGACACCGTCGCCGGCAACAGCTTCGGGGCCATAGGCTCGATCCTGGGGGCCGTCGCGCCGGTCGCCGGGGTCACCGACTTCTGGGGCTACGACAACGTCCTGAGTTCGCCGGCGTCGGTCAGCGGGGTTACGGTTCCGGCAAACTCGATCCTGATCACCGTCGCCGGCGGCGCGTCGCAGGACGTCGCGCAGGCCATCTGGTCGAAGAAGTCGCCGGGCTGCGGCTACGGCGGCAACACCACCGTCGTCGTCTACGACGAGAACCCGCTGCTGTCGCCGCCCTTCCCGGCCTACAACGTCACCTACCAGATCGCGGTGCCGCTGCAACTGCTCTTCAACGTGACGCTGGTCAACAACCCGCAGATCCCGTCGAACGCCTCGCAGCTCGTCCAGGCGGCGCTGATCGCCGCGGTGACGCAGGGCATCACGCCTTCATCCTCGTCGCAGGCGGTCCCCGGCCTTCGGGCGCGCATCGCCTCCGTCGTGTACGCGACGCAATACATCCCGGCGATCAACCAGCTCGGCCCGTGGGCGAACGTCGCGGCGATTTCCATCGGCTCGGCGAACACGCCCGGGGCGACCTTCACCGGCTCGATCTCGGGAAACACCCTGACGGTGACCGGCGGCGTCGTCGGAACCATCGGGGTGGGCCAGACGCTGTCTGACGGCAGCGGCGCGATCATCAACGGCACCAACATCACGGCGCTGGGCACCGGCAGCGGCGGCGACGGCACCTACATCATAAACAACCCGCAGACCCTCCCGTCGATCACGATCAAGTCGTCCGGCGCCAACCAAACCAACGTCGCGGTCACCGGAGCGCAGGAGCCGCAGCTCGTCGCCCCCAACATCGTCGTGGGGCACACCTGACATGCCGCAGAGCGCCGGCGCGCCTTACCCGCACCCGAACCCGGCCCCGGGGTCGAACGCCATCGGCTCATTCCAGATCGGCGTCTCGCCCATCGGAACGATCCCGTCGTTCGATCCTTGGGCCACGATAATAAGCCAGTACGGCAACTCGCAAGCGATCGACGGCATCATCACGGCGTTCAACGCCGCGATGGACCAGACGGCCAACTTCGACACCTTCTACGACGTCTGGTGGAACGTGGCGACGGCGCAGGGGGTCGGGCTCGACCGCATCGGCCGCGTCGTCAACGTGTCGCGCACGGTTCAGATCCCGCTCGGCACGCAAGATTTCTTCGGGTTCAACGAGGCCAACGACCCGACCTTCGTCGGCTTCGGCCAGGCGCCGTTCTCGAGCGGCGGCACGCTGACGTCGAACACCACGCTCGTCGATTCCGACTATCGCACCTTGATCTACGCCAAGATGGCTGCGAACATATGCGACGGCTCGATCAAGTCCATCAACGGCATCCTGCTGACGCTTTTCCCGAACCGCGGGAATTGCTACGTTACCGACGGGGAGAACATGACGATGACCTACACGTTCACCTTCGCCCTCACCCCGATCGAGCTGGCGATCGTCCAGGAGTCCGGCGTGCTGCCGAAGCCGGTGGGCGTCGCCGCCACCGTGGTGCAGCCGTAAATCAATCGGCATATCTCCAGTGAAAGTCGTAAGCGTGTTTACGTTTGCCTGAACAGGCACCGCTCAATGCCGTTGACGATGCTCTGGGGTAGCCTTGCGAGCGAAGCCAGTTAAGCGCGTCTCTTATAGAAGGGAAGCGGCAGTCTGTTTCCAAGCAAATGATCGCACGCTTTAGACGCCTATCAATATAAATTGGGTTTTCGGCGGCATCGGCGAATTTCCATGTATGCTTGTATATCCTGCGAAATTTTCCTCTGCATGCTTTGCTTATAGGCGAGGAGGAAGCGTTCTTGATACCCAGAGACTTCAACCAGCGAACGGCATCAGAGATTGTCTCGAATACTGCCCCAGTTTCGATACAGCGTACGCTGCGTGCCGCATGATGTGCCCTCCCATGCGGGAGGGCCTCCAATAATTTTTTCCTGACATCGGGTCGGTTCAAAGCGGCCGCTCGCCTGGCCTTTGTTTCATCAGAATGAATATGGCCAGACGCGCCTTCCCCGCCGATCGCTATGTTGATCAGAGGGCAACCCTGATTTCGCAATCGATAGATTGTTTCGATCTCATACTCGAAGGCGTCGTCTTCTCGGTCAAAATAAGCCACGATCTCGACGGTATAGCCGTATTTTAATGCGATGTTTCCCCAGCGTGCGCCTCGGTCGCCTTTATGGTAAGCACGCCTGCCCTTACCTTTACCGACGTAGAAGACCTCGTGACTGTCGTTTCTCGTGTGTGTATAGACATAAAACATAGAACTTTCCCGCGATTCTTAGCGAGTTGGAGATTCGGATGTTGTGGGGGAAAATGCCACCGAAAATCGCGGCTTTGGTCGCGGCTTTCGTTATCATTGCTTCACCTGCATTCGGGCTGAGCTTGTCATCTTCCCCCCCTAAATTTTCGATTCCTTGGGGCGCCTCGGCCGCGGCGCCGTACATCAACGCGATCCCGGTGCCGTCGCAGATCGGCATCTCAAACTGCCGGGCGTCGCTCACCACCGGGTTCCCGCCGCTGACCTTCACGCCGACTTCGTCGGGCGGCTGCGCGCCGTTCGGCGCCGACATCAACGGCATCCTCAACCAGATCACGCTCTGGCAGCAGTGGCAGGGCGCCGGCGCCGTGGTCCTTTACGACGCCGGCTTCTCGGCCTCGATCGGCGGCTATCCGAAGGGGGCCATGCTGGCCGTGGCCGCCCACCCGGTTTGCATCTGGATTTCTCAGACCGACAACAACACCACCGACCCCGACACCGGGGGCTCCGGCTGGGCTCAGACCTGCCTCGGCGGCGGCCTCGGCACGGCGACGTCGACGGGGAGCGCCAACTCGCAGACCTTCCCGATCACCGCGACCAACCTCATGCTGTTCGCCCAGGTCTGCTTCGTCCCCGGTTTCACCAACACCGGCTCGCTGCAGATCAACCCCAACGGCAGCGGCTTCGTCGCCGTCAAGCAGATAACGCAGGGCGGCCTCGTCAACCTGTCCGGCGGCGAGGTCGTCGCCGGGACCATAGCGTGCATGAAGTACGACGGCTCCGCCTACGAGCTGCAGAACTCGGGGGCGTCGGCCTCGCTGACCAGGCCGGACCAAACCCTGTCCGGGGGCGCCAACGTCACGTCGTTCAGCATCGGCACGCTGGCCAGCACGACCTACACCGTCGACTGCGGCCAGGGCCCGCTGCAGTACCTGACCAACAACGGCGCCATCACGCTTGCGGCGCCGGCGAACGACGGCTCCTGCCTCGTCATGGTGACGAACGCGGGGTCGGCGGGGACCATCACCTTCTCCGGCTTCACGGTGAACTCGAACACCGGGGAGGCGCTGACGACGGTCAATGGGAACAAGTTTGCGATAACTATCTGGAGGATCAACGGAACTAGCTCGCTAATCGTAAAAGCATTACAATAGCGGCTTTTAATTGGGAGGGATTTTCGTGCGAGCAAAAGCTACCAGCGGCTTCGTCTATCTCTGGCGCGACGCCAAGCGCAGGAAGTTTTATCTCGGCTCGCATTGGGGATCGCCGGATGACGGATACATCTCTGGCTCGAAGCGGATGTACAAGGCTTATCGGGCGCGACCGGAAACTTTCAAGCGGCGCATCATCGCCATCGTCACAACGACCCGCTCCGACCTCCACCGCGAGGAGCAGCGATGGCTCGATATGATCGCTGATGCTGACCTCAGCGCGCGCTACTACAATGTGAAGAAGTTTGCCGTCGGCGCCGATCCGGTAGCCGCAAGCCTTCGGATGAAGGGAAACAAACATGGCGCCGGAAAGCCATGTCCGCCGGAACGACGCGGTCGCATCGCGTTTGCTCAGATCGACAAATATATTCCGCCAGAAACGCGCGCCAAAATGTCGGTAGCTAAGCGAGACAAGCCGATGGCCGAAGCACTTTATCAGGCCCTCATTCCAATCTGGGCTTCCAAAAAAGATAAGAAGCGGCCACCTGAAATCGGCCGCAAGATCAGCGCAAAAAAAATGGGCCATGATGTCTCGCAAGAGACGCGGGCCAAGATTAGCAAATCGAAACTTGCATGGTTTGCCGCTCAACCGCCTAAACCTCCAGTGCTCAAGGATTGGGAATTGTCCGACGTTCCTCAAACGATTTGGTATCGCCCACAAAAAACGGGCAGGCGGGCACCGAGGCATGAAAATCTCTCTAGGAAGTGGGGGGCGGTAGTTATTTCGGATGGGATATGGCGCTATTGGTACAAGACTAAGCCAGAGCGCATCATCGCAAAATATATTCCGCTGGGACTGCCAATATGATCCGCTTCGTCCGCGCCCTCTTCGCGCTCGCGCTCGCCGCGCTCCCGGCGTCAGCGCAGGTCGGCCCGCTTCCGGGCTTCGGGCCGCTGCCGTTCTCCACGGGCTTGTCCTGCAGCGGAGGAACCGTCACCACGGTTGGCGGCAACCGCATCAACACCTTCACGTCGTCCGGGACGCTGAACTGCAGCGGCGTCGGGACCGTCCAGTACCTGGTGATCGGGGCCGGTGCCGGCGGCACGGGAACGGGAACCAACGGCGGCAACGGCGGAGGCGGCGCCGGCGGCGTCGTGACCGGAAGCGTTCAGCTTGTCACCGGCCCCTATTCGGTCATCGTCGGCGCCGGCGGCACCGGCAGCAGCGGGGGAGCGTCGGGCTTGGGGGCCATCACCGCCAGCGGCGGAGGCCGTCCCGGCACTACCAATGCCAACGGCTCCGGCGGCGGCTCCGGCGGCGGCGGCGGCGGATCATGCGTCGGCAGCGGCGGCATCGGGACCGGCGGGGCCGGAACTCCGGGGCAGGGCAACCTCGGCGGCAACGGCAGCGTCGGCGCCCCCGACGTCGGCGGCGGCGGGGGAGGAGGCGGCGCCGATGGTGCCGGCGGCACCAGCTCTGCCGGCAATGGGGGCCAGGGCGGAGCCGGCACGTCGTCATCGATCTCAGGCTCAGCGGTGACCTACGCCGGCGGCGGCGGCGGCTCCGCCTGCGCTGGAGCCGGCGGCTTCGCGGCCGGCGGCGGCGGCGGCAACGGCGGAAACAATTCCGGCGGCCAGCAGAACGGCGTTCCAAACACCGGCGGAGGAGGAGGAGGCACCCGCAACAGCAGCACCACTGGCGCCTCCGGCCTCGTCATCGTCTCGTATCCGAATCCGTGATAGGTGAAGGCAAATGAACAGGCTCACATCCCTCGTCGTCGGCGCGCTCGCTCTCCTCTTCCTCGCCGCCCCGGCCGCGGCGCAGTCGGGGTGTTCCTACATCGTCCCCGGCGCGGTGCTGACCGCCGCGCAGTGGAACGCCTGCTTCGGCGCGAAGCAGGACTTCCTCGGCTTCGTCCCGCCGAACCCGTCCAACACGCCGTCGCTCAGCCAGAACAACCTCTATACCGGCGACAACTTCTTCGGTTCGGGTCGGCCATGGTGCGACGTCGTCGCCAGGGGCGCGGTGGGCAACGGATCGTCCTCCGTCGCCGATCTCGCGGCGTTCAACGCCTGCCTGACTGCGCTGCCGACTGGTGGAACGATCAACGTTCCGGTCTCGGCTAACGGTGGCCCGTACTGCACCCCCGGTCTCACGATCACGACCAACGGCATCAGGATCAATTTTGCGGTCGCGGCCGGCTACTCACGCACGCAGACCCCCACGATCGCGTCGGCGCTCTCGTCGTGCGGCTCGAATCTTTCTCCGCTGACCGTCAACGGCCCCTACGGCATGGTGCTGGACAACCCGACCATCGTCGGCCCCGGCATCGTCGGCGGCTCGGCCCCGACCAATCCCGCGCTGTCGATCGCCAACTGCAACGACTGCGAGATCTTCCACCCCCAGATCACCGGAGGATCGAACGGTCTCTCTACCACCGGGAACACGTCTGTTCGGGTCTACGGCGGCCACATCCACATGAACTACGGCGGCGCCCAAGTCTACATGGACGGCGGCGGCGTCGTCACCTACTTCTTCGGCGTCGTCCTGGATCAATCGGTCATCAACGGCTGCTCGTCGATCGCGGCCTGGAGCGCGACCGCGAGCGTCACTGCGGGGCAGTGTCTCACGCTGGCGTCCGGGTGGATGGTCGTCGTCAGCACGAGCGGGACGACTGGAGGAACGGCCCCCGTCGTAGTCGCTTACGGCAACGCGATAACAGATGGCACCGCGACCGAGACGTTGGAGAGACCAAACCCGACTTACTACGGCGCTCAGGTCGACAGCGGCGCGCAGTTCACTTGGACCGTCGGCGACGTGTCGGGGATCCAGACGGCGGGAATCGCCCTCACCGACACACAGTCGACCGGAGGTCCAGGCAACGTCATCATCGACAGCGTGACGGTGCAGCAGACTCTCGGATCAAATGATATTCTGGCATCTTTCGGAGCCGGTGGTCTCAGGTTGATCGGCACGAATCTTGGAGCATGCGGAGGCGGTGTCGTCTCCTGCACTCCCTTGCAGATCGGAAACGGTTTTACGGGTAGCATCGAGGCGGCGGCCTCCAACTTACTGCAATCCAACGTGGCCGTTCAGGGCGCGAGCATTCGCACTCTACTCTCGGCGCCCACGACCTACTACGCCAACGTCTCGACCGGAAACGATGCCGATCCATGCACGTCGACGCTGCCGTGCCAGACGGCGCAACGACTCATTAGTCTGCAGAGCACTATCGACAATCAAGGTAACGCCGTCACGCTGCAACTGGCGTCTGGAAACTTTCCCACCGGCGTTGTCTGCAATGGTCCGTTCGTCGGAGGGGGGGTCGTCACCCTCGCCGGAACCGGCAGCGCGCCGACCACCTCCATCAATACAGGCGCCACCGGCTCAGCGGTCACCGCTCAATATGGATGTAATCTCACCATCACCAACGTGGCCGTGTTCGGCAATTCGGACTTGATTATGGCGATCTATCCGGGGTCGATGGTGACGGTATCCGGCATCTATTATACGGCGACCGTGGGAGCGCATCTGTCCGCCCGTCAAGGAGCGCATGCGCAGTCATCCGGCCCGTCAACCATTGCAGGCGGCGCGACGGAGCATGAAGCGTCCACCAATAACGGGCAGCTTGTCGAGACAGGACAGACGATCACTTTCAATACCAGCGTGAACTTCACCGACGCCTATGCTGTAGCCACTTATGACGGAAGCATGCGCCTGACCGGCGACACATACGTTAATTCTGGCGACGCCACGGGTCCAAAAATCGACATCGAAGGCAACGCGGTGCTTTATACGGCAAGCGGCTGCGCTAGCTTGCCGGGAAGCATCACTGCAGCGGCCAACAACGGCGTCTATGGCGGTCAATGCTTCTAAGGAGATTTCTTATGCGCTGGATCAAGCATGTCTTGCTAGCGGCAGTCCTCTGGCTCTGCGTCGTCGCACCAGCTTCCGCGCAGCAGAACTTCAGCCTCGCCAACTGGTACTTCGTAGCGACGGATCAAAACCCGGCGACGCAGGTCTTCTCGACCGCGAGCGGGACGTTCGTCGCCAACAATAACTCGACGTATCTGGCGTGGCTTCTGCTCGGCACCGACAACGCTGTTCCGATCACGGGCGCGGCGAACAACGGCTCGGGGGCCGTGCGCCTGGCCGTGAACTCCACGGCGAACTGGCAGACCAGTGAATACTGGAACGTAGCCGGCACTGGCGTCTATGATCAAAACTGGCAGATCACCGTTATCGACGGCACACACATCGATCTTATCGGCTCGACCTACTCTGCCGGCGTGACGGGCGGTTCTGTATCGGGGCCGTCTGTCGGAACAAAAGCCGCAATCAGCGCGACGATTGACACGTACAATCAAGGACTGCCACGGCCGGGCTACATCATCAACGGCAGTTCATCCCTGACGGTTCCAAATGCGTGGTTTGTCGATAATTCGATAAGCCCAACGGTGGCGCTGCCACAAGCCGACATTCCTGGTTCGATGCCGCTTGGGCGGTCTTTCATATTTTTTAATGATACGCCAGCCATAGTGACAGTCACCGACTACGGCAGCAATGTCCTTTTCACAATCCAGTCAAACCAGTATGCGCTCATTGAATTGATTTCAAACAACATTACCAACACGACCGGCACGTGGCTCTGGCAATTCTTACCTCCAGTCATCATCAACGGGATCAGCTGCGGCTCCACGTGCACGGTGACGCCGCCGCCGTATTATCTGTCGAGCAACTGGTACGCGCCGGAAGGCTCGTTCAATATGTTGACGGGCTCAGCGACAACGGCGAGCACGATCTACTGCGAGTACGGCTACGTCAACGCGAAGGTCACCATCAAGGGTCTCGGCGCCTATCTCGTGACCGGCGTGGCCACCGACACCACGCAGTTCGCGATTTATTCTCAGAGCGGCGGCACGCTGACGCTGGTGGACAGCACCGGCAGCATCGCTTCGGGTACGGTGCAGACCGCGAGCGCGATCAGCGGAACCTTGGGCAATACGACGGACGTGCTGCAACCGAACGTACTCTACGCTTTCTGCGAGAACGGCAACGGCGCGATGGCGTTCAACAGTCTCAGCATCGCTGGCACATCGCAGGCGCGACTGGTAGGTTCGGCGACGGAGGGCAATGTCGTGTCCTCCACCGCCAACATTACCGGCCGCAGCATCTCGCAGACCTACAACACGTGGCCAGCTACAATTGCCGAGAGTGGCATGGCTGACGTGACGGCATCGATCGTGCCAAACGTCGTATTTCGTGTAAATTGAATAATCAATGGTTTCGTCACGCGTTGCAGGAAGGACGCCGTCCCCGCCCAGCGTCCTCGCCGCCTTCGGCCCGATCGTGGACAAATAGCCTTGCGCGGGGGGCGGCTTGGTGCGATGTTCCGTCGCCCCTCCAACGTTCGGCGGCCCCCGATGCAGAGAAAGAGCAAATACTTTTAAGGGAGCGGAACTGTGCAATACCCCTTCGCGGCCCTCCAAGCCGACTACCAATCCGCGCTGGCCCGGATGCAGATCACACGGCTTATCGCAGTACAGGCGGCGGGGGTACGGCTGGTCGGCTTCATTGACGCCGGCCGTTACGACGCCGGCTGCAAGGCTACCGGCGTTCCGGTCGCATGGGCGGCGGCCTCCTTCGAGCGCGAGGCCTCATCGAGATTCAATCTAAACCCCGCGCAGGGCTGGCCGCTGGACTCACAGTCGAAGTGGATCCCGCACAACGGTCCATTCAAGGATTGGACCACCGCGCAGGTCGCGGCCTACGACATTGACGGGCTCGACAAGGTCGGTGCCGCGAACTGGGTTTGGACGCGGGACTGCTACGAGGGCGAGGCCTTCAACGGATGGGGCTACCGGGCACACGGTATCCACACCCCATATTTGTTCGCCGGCACGAGCCTCTACTCCAGAGGCAAGTACGTCTCAGATGGCGTCTGGAGCGCGACTGAGGAAGACCAGCAGCTCGGCATCATCCCGATGATCTACGAGATCGTCAGGCTGCGGCCGCAGCTCGCGATGGCCGACGCCTTCCCGCAGGCGATCCCGTCGCCGCCGATCATGCCGGCCCCGGCGCCGGTACCGCAGGGCCACGAGGACGCCGTCGCGCTGCACGACGCGCTGAACAAGCTGCTCGCGCTCGACCCGCCGTTCCCGGCCGGCGACGACAACTACGACAGATTCACGCGGGCCGCAGTCGTCGCTTTCCAGAAGAAAGAGGGCCTGCAGCAGGACGGTATCGCGGGGGCTATTACTTGGCAAAAAATAAACGCTATGCTTCCGCCGGCCGGCTCGGCCTGAGAGAGGGGATTCCCGATGAAGCGCTTGTTCGCCGCCGCCGTCACGGCGCTCGCCATGCTGGCGCAGCCCGCGCTGGCGCAGGCCGCGTCCGAGCAGCCGGTCTGCGCCGGATGCCCGACGGCTTCCGAGATCAGGCAACTCTACGAATTTCAGCAGAAGCAATCGGCGACACCGCAGGTCGTCGGGCCGCTGGCAGGCCCGATTCCCGCCGCCGTCCAAACTCCGACTCCGGTCGTCGCGCCGCCGTCGCCGGCCGCCCCCGCGCCGGTGACGCAGAACACCGTCGCCACGACGGGGCCGGTCTCGAGCGAGACGACGATCAGCGTCGGTACGCTGGCCGGGCAGTTTCTGACGTGGGCGACGCTGGTGTTCGGATCGATCCTCAGCTCTTTCGGAACTGCGCTCATCATCAAGCTGCTGAAGAACGCCGGCGTCCAGGGCACCGAACTTCTCAGCGACAAGTTGGACCGCATCCTCCTGAACGGCATCAATCTCGGCGCCAGCACGCTCACCAAGGACATGGCCGGCAAAGGTCAGGTCGAGATCAAAAACGCCGTCGCCACTCAGGCCATCGCCTATGTCCAAGCCCACGGCGCCGACACGATCAAGGCGCTCGGTCTCGAGCCGAACAGCCCGGAGGCGGTCGAGGCCATCAAGGCGCGGATCGAGACGGCGATCGCGGACCCCGCAGTACCGACGGCGAAGATTCTCGACAACCCCTCTCCAGTACCATCGAAAGGTTGACTCAACATGAACCCGGCCCTCGCCGCAGTCCTCGCGAACAACAAAGCTGACGTCCTGGCCATCATCCAGAAGATCGGCCTGGAAACGATTATCGAGTTGGCGCCGCATTTCGCCGCGATCTTGGCGACCATGCAGGCGCAGCCGAAGGCGCCCTGATCCCAAGCGGTGCAGAAATATCACACCTCTCGCAAAAGCGTCGCCGGGGGTAGTGACAGGTTCGGCGAACAGCGACACGATCCCTGGGTAAATTCCAAAACTCAGGGGACATCGAAAATGCGCAACTTCCTTCTCGCTTGCACCGCTCTGACCGCGATCGCGGTCGGCCCGGTTTTCGCCGCCGACATGGCCGTCAAGGCTCCGCCGTCGGCGAGCCCGTTCAACACCTACGCAGGCTCCGGGTTCTACTGGGGCGTCGGCACGACTTCCGGCGTCGACCAGGCGAACGTGTCCGGCAACAACGTCTTCGCCACGTCGCTCGTCACCAGCAACCTCGACGCGGCGGGCCAATCGGTCGACGTCGAGGTCGGCTACATCTGGGGCAACGCCTCGATCGCCGGCGTCGCGCAATGGGCGCGCGTCTACCTGTCGGGCTCCTACCAGAACATCAGCGGCGGCGTCAGCGTCGGCGCCACCCCGACCTCTGGAGCGGCGAGCCTGTCCATCGCCAGCCGGTGGTCTTCGATGCAGGGCCTCGACGTCGGGGCCGACCTCGTCACCATGCTGCTGCAGAAGACCGGGCTGACCAACCCGTTCCCCACCTTCACCCCGCAGCTGCCGTCGAACGTCGCGGTGGCGATGACGCCGCGGGAATACTTCGGCGCCTTCGTCACCGAGTTCGGCATCAGCGGCAACTTCGGCATGGCCAGCGGTCAAACCGTCGGCGTCGCGCCTGGCGTGCGCACCGGCTACCTCTGGCAGACCGTCGACGCGACCGGCAGGCCGAACGGCGGCGCGCTCGACCTCGGCGTGGCGGTCGACTGGCCGACCAAGGGAGCGACCTTCAACAACGTGTTCGCCGGCAGCGGCGCGCCGCTGACGCTCAACGCCGGAGAGAACGTCGGCACGCAGTACAAGGCCTACATCCGTTACGACTTCTGACGGGTGGGGGTGGACATCGGCCCCGAAGCACCCTTTTATCCACAGGCGACCGCCGCGGGAATCCCCCGCGGCGGCGTTCAAACGAGGAGGGGTTGATGTCCGAATTTTCCGAGCGATCGAGGAAGATCGCGCAGAGTACCGAGATCATGATGGAGACGGTCCGGGCCGAGGCGGTGCAGTTGCTGGACCAGATAGACGAGGCCGATGCCAAGTTCGAGGAGCAGGCGGTCACTATCGCCTCCTTGCAAGAAACGGTGGCGATGCAGCAGGCGGAGATCAATCGTATCTCGGTCGATTACCAGGACAAGATCGACAGACTCTCCGACGAAAACACGGCGCTGCGCAGCAGGCTCAATACGAAAGACAAGGACTTCAGCGTTCTGTCTCGTGCGGTCGGCGACATGATGACCAGCGCGAAGCGGGTTGCCGCGGTAGGCGCCCACGCCTTCAACATAATCCGCGGCGATTCGATGGGCGACAAACTCGTTACCCAGCTCCACCAACACCGCCAGCCGCAGCAGCAGAAGTCGGCCGCTCCAGATGACGACGGCGGCCCGGTCTTCCGCCCCGACGAATCCCCCTACGCGCCGCGCCCGCGCCAAGCCTCCGCCAGATGACCGACGCCGGCGGCGGGAAAGGCGGATCTCAGACGCCGGTCGCGCTGCCGACCGACGTCGAGCTCCTTGACCTCGCCGGCCAGACCTACAAGACGGACGTGGCTCCATACTTCGAGGACGCGGATCATGCGATCCGCGTCTTCTTCGTCCGGAGACCGTCGGACGGCTTGGCGATGTTCAGCTTCGAGGGAACGCACGACCGTCTCGGGTGGTTGATCGACTTCCTCTCGCTGATGCTGAAGGACCAGCAGGGCCTCGACCATCGCACGCTGGGCCGCGTCCACGCCGGCTTCTACGCGGCCTGCCTCTCCGCCGCCCCCAGGATCATCGTCGTCGCGCAGAAGGAGCCTGTCGTCTTCGCCGGGCACAGCCTCGGCGCCGCGATGGCCTTGATGATGACCGGGCTCTTCATCGACTACGGATTGGCCCCCATCAGGACTGGCGCCTTCGCGCCGCCGCGCGCCGGCGACCAGACGTTCGTCGACGCCGTAACGTCGGTGCCGTTTTGCGCGTACCGAAATGGAAATGACCCCGTAACTCAGGTCCCGTTCGCGCTGCGCGACTTTCCCTTCCGCCAGGTTCCGTTGACGCAGGTCGGGCGGCGCCGGATCTGGTTCCCGGCCTGCCACCATTTTCCGAACTATGATTCGACCGTGCGGCAGTACCTTCGGATTGGTACTTCGGTATAGGCGGCGGAGGCCGGGCGCGATGTTTTCGGGGGATGGCGGCAAAGGAGCGATGCTCATCATGGAAGCGATCCTGGCGGCGCTGGGCGCCGCCCCGAACGATGTCCTCGCCGCGTTCCTCGGCAGCGTGTGCGGAACCTGGCTCCTGACGAAGGCAACGCCGCGGCTGACCATCGGCACCGTCGTCGTCGGGACCTGCGTCGGGACCTACTTCGGCCCCAAGGCCATGATGCTGATCGGCCAGCATCCCAGCAACGTCATCACCTTTGTCATCGGCTCGATCGGCATGGCGGTATTGCAGGCGGCGGGCAACTACATGCGGCAAAAGTTCTTATCCCGCGGCGGAGACAAAAATGAACCTATCGCACAGTGAAGTTTTCGGCGACGCGATGGCGGTCGCCAACGTCCTGCTCGCTGGCATGATGATCTACTTCATGCAGGTGGCGACGCGGGGATCTGGCCTGCAGTCGCACATCGCCAAACTTCAGCTCTTCCAGCGCGCGTTCTACATCGCGCTGGTCGGCGCGCTGTTCGCCAATGCCACGCACATCTACTTCGACGGCGCATCACCGGGAATCCACGAGACGCTCGTCGAGGGCGCGTGGTTTATGCTGAGTCTGGTCAGCTTCCTGCGGCACCGGCTGGCCCCGGCGGCGGATCCAGACTCCCCCAGCAGTTTCACCATCCCGCTCCTGCGCTGACAGCCGGCAAAATGAAGCCGTTCATCATTGCCATCCTGCTCGTTCCGGCGCTCGCCGGGC